CGACTTCTTATACGAGGCGAATACAAACAAACCAAGTCTAGTAAACATCGGTATGCTTCACGGGACTAACAACCCTACAGATCGCGGACGATGGACTCTCTGTCTTGTTCCACAGGATCAAAGAGGAAAATTCATTCACTGGAATGATGCATTGGAAATTTTTAAGAATTATTTGGAGGTTTAAATGAGCGCAAAACTTATCAGTGTTACCCCTGATGCGGAGAAGCAGATTGCATACTGTGCCCGTGTTTCAAATCCAAAGAACCAGGACAACGATAGTTTTGCTGGACTCCTGAAGTACTGCATCAAGCATCGTCACTGGAGTATCTTTGAGCACGCATTCATGACGGTTGAACTAAATACTTCACTTGCAGTGGCAACTCAGTGCCTTCGCCACCGTTCGTTCACATATCAACAATTTTCACAACGCTACGCTGATAGTAAGGAACTTCAATTTGAAATTCCTATTCCAGATCTTCGTAGTCAGGATACAAAGAATCGTCAAAACTCTATTGATGATATCAATCCACGCGATAAAGCATACATGGAGGCGATGATTGCAGAACACTTCAAGCAAAGTCTTGAAGTCTATAACGCACTGCTTGATAAAGGTGTGGCAAAGGAGTGTGCTCGTTTCGTGCTTCCCCAAAACACGCAAACAAGACTCTATATGAGCGGAAATGTTCGCTCATGGTTGCATTATCTGGAACTGCGTACTGCAAACGGCACACAGAAGGAACACATGGAACTCGCTGAAGATATTCGTGCCATCTTCATTGAGCAGTTCCCAATCATCTCAGAAGCATTGGAGTGGAAGTAATGGCAACATATCCTGTTAGGCATAAGGAGACTGGTGAAACCAAAGAAGTGAAGATGAGCATTCACGATTGGGACCAGTGGAAGATTGATAACCCAGATTGGGAGCGTTACTTTAACGCTGAGAATTCTCCAGGTTTAGGTGTTGAGGTTAGTGATTGGCAGTCCCGACTGATCAAGCAGCGACCAGAATGGAATGAAGTTCTTGACAAAGCATCCAAGGCACCTGGATCTACAGTCAAGAAGCTTTAATTATGTTTATTCTTGGAGTTAATATCTCTCACCATCCATCAATCGCATTGGTTGAAGATGGTGAGTTGATCTACTACATGGAAGATGACCGCTACAACGGCATCAAAGAGGAAGAGTGGTTGCCTGGTAACATCATGAGATGTCTCATGGATATTGTGAGATATACTCGTCATCTAGATCACATTACATTCTCTTCTTATGGAAAGATCAATGGAATACACACCTATGATTATCCAGATGAAGATATCATCCAGGATGTGAAGGACAATCTTGGTAGATATGGAATTACTTTTGGTGATTCTCATTACTACTGGGAGCATCATCTTTATCATGCTTGTAATGCATTTTATGCATCAGGATTTGATCAAGCAGCAGCATTGGTTTTAGATGGTGGTGGGCATTACTTTAATGATTACATCACTCTTAGAGAATCTGAATCGATGTATAGATTCTCTGGTGGTGAAGTGGAACTTGTTAAGCAGGTATACACACCACAAGGAGATTGTTTTAAAACTCAATCTAAACCTGTTGTAGTTGATGATAAGTATGTACTATCAGCAACTGCCAGTTGTGGGTGGATCTTCAACAGTATCATGCAGATTACTGGATTCTCTAGTGCTGGTAAGTTAATGGGCATCTCACCTTACGGTGATGCTGACAAGGCGTGTACTAAAGATTGGTTTGTTTATGACGAAAGTTCAGATACTTGGGTCACAGACAATCAAACTATATTAAATAGTTATAGGCGATGTTATGATGATCCAACGTTAGATCCTGCAGAGTATTACACTCCAGAATTTGACTTTGATCTCATTGCAAACTTAACTAAAAAAGCACAGGATGAAACTAGAAAGCACACTATTCGTCTTATTCGATCCCTTCTTGAGAAAGTCGAAACGAAAAACGTAGTGCTCTCTGGTGGATATTTTTTAAACTGTGTTAATAACTATGAGTACGCCAAAGAATTCCCTCACATAAACTTCTACATCGACCCTATTGCACACGATGGGGGAACAGCTGCTGGTGCTGCGATGTATTTGTGGCACCACGTTCTAAATAACAGTCAACCTACCCAAGATTTACCCGTATGGCAAGAAAAAGAAAGTCTGACCTACAACCAATCGGTGTTGGCATGACCGCCAAACAAATGAAGAGGCGTAAACCAATCAACTCTGAATTCCTTTTGGAGATTGATCCTCTGACTGATAATCAGTCAAAACTGTACGACTCTTTTGACGATGATAAAAATATTGTCGCTTATGGTGCAGCAGGAACGGGTAAGACTTTTATTACATTCTATAATGCCCTTAGAGATGTTCTTGATGAGAACACACCATACGAGAAGATCTACATTGTACGTTCTCTGGTAGCAACTAGAGAGATTGGATTCCTGCCTGGAACTCACGAGGATAAGGCAGATATCTACCAGATTCCTTATAAGAACATGGTTAAGTACATGTTCCAGATGGCAACTGATGCTGACTTTGAGATGCTGTATGGCAACTTGAAGACTCAGGGTACTGTAAGCTTCTGGTCCACTTCATTCCTCAGAGGAACTACTCTCGACAAAGCAATTATTATCGTTGATGAATTCCAAAACTTGAATTTTCATGAACTTGATAGTATAATTACAAGGGCAGGTGATAACACCAAAATTTGTTTCTGTGGTGATGCAACTCAAACTGACTTGCAAAAAACCAATGAGAGAAATGGTATCATCGACTTCATGAAGATTCTTAGGGTAATGCCATCGTTTGACATCATTGAGTTTGGTCTTGATGATATTGTCCGTTCTGGTCTCTGTAAGGAATATCTTTTTGCAAAACACGAATTAGGTTTTTGATGTTTAATCATGTTGATCTGGATCTCCCTGCCCTTAGCAGGGAGACTATTGATGGAGTCCGTTATTATCAAGTGCCAGATGCTGATGAGTTACTGAAACTAGTATCCATCACTTCTGTCACTAGTCATAAGAACCGTGCATTTTTTGCTAAGTGGCGCAAAAAGGTTGGTGAAGAGACTGCGGATCGAATTACTAGACAAGCGACTAGTCGTGGTACAGACATGCACACTCTTACGGAGTGTTATCTAAAGAATGAAGGTCTCCCTGAAGTTCAACCGTTATCAGACTATCTTTTTAAGATTGCTAAACCAGAGTTAAACAAGATTGATAATATTCACGCTCTAGAAAGTTCTCTATATAGTAAGGTTCTCGGTGTAGCTGGAACCGTAGACTGTATTGCCGAATTCGACGGCGAGTTGGCAATTATTGATTTTAAAACCTCAAAAAAACCAAAACCAGTAGAGTGGATTGAACATTACTTTGTTCAGTGCATGGCATATGGATGTATGCTTTACGAACTCACTGGTATATCAGTAAAAAAACTTGTCATTATTATGGCATGTGAAAATGGAGAGTGTGTTGTTTATGAAGAGCGCGACAAAACCAAATACATTAAGCTACTCCAAGAGTACATTAGAGAATTTCTTAACTACAAACTGGAGACCTATGCCCAGTAAAAATGAAGATGAATTTGAAAAGGTACTGGAGAAAAAGTTTTTTTGCCCCACTAAGTTTGCTCAAGAGATTGAATACTTAGTGCGAGACAATAAGGAAATGAATTACATCGATGCTATCATTTACTTCTGTGAGTGCAATGGCATTGACTTAGAGTCAGTTCCTAAACTAATCTCTAAACCTTTGAAGGAAAAGATTAAGTATGATGCAATGGAGTTGAACTTCCTTAAGAGAACCTCCAGGGCAAAATTGATCTTTTAATTCGGAAAAAGTCGGAAAATTTATCGCGGGGAAAATTTCGTGAAAACCCTTTTTGTTAAAATGACTCCCTTTGACGTGTATAAAACTTATCTGGGATTGAAGAATCACTTCACAAAAGATAAATACGACTACCACAGATATAACGGTAAAACTCGTGCCTCTCTGCAGTCCTTCTATAAGAGGAAGGATCGTTATTGGTTTGAGAAGATGAGTCGCCAGAAAAATGACCAAGAGGTCGTTAACTTTTTTGTGTCAAATTTTGTTGATTCCACAGATGCTAGTGCTATGTGGATTGGACAACTTATTCGTGAAGGGGAGTCTACTTACAATTCGTGGAAGAAGCGTAATGAGTCTTTAAGTTATATTTTTAAAAATGAGTCTACTGACTTGTTTAGTGAATATGGTATTGAAGATGTTTTTAACTGTAAGTCTGGTCACCCACCTTTGCTTAAAAAACATCTGAGTGGTGATATCTGCATTGAGACGTTAGTTATATACAATCGTATTTTTCAGTTCAGTAAGGATTTTGATAAAAAACTGCAAGATCCTATTTGGGAACAAGTTTCCAAAAACATAAAGAAGTATGATTCTTTTCTAAATATTGATATCTTTAAATTCAGGAAAATTTTGAAGGAGTGCGTTTTATGACATTTTTTGACTCAGATGTGGTGCGGGCAGAAATTGTCCATATTAACGATCTCCAAGAAAAACTGTATAAAAACATGTTTAGTTTTTATCAGATGAATAAGGAAGATAAGTTAGCACACGTTGATCTTCTGGCGCAGTTAATCGACAAGCAAAAAGTCCTTTATGCTAGATTGTCGTTATCTGACGATCCAGAGGCACAGAAGATGAAGTCAAATATTGCTAAGTCTGCTTCCATGCTTGGTATGCCAGAAAATGCCGATATGAACATGATCTTCAGTAATATGGAGAAATTGGTAGGTCACATGAAGGAGCAGGTCGAAGAAAAAGAAGTTTGACAACCACGGGCACTTGCACTATTATAGGTCCGTACTCGCCGCAAGTGCCCTATGGGTACACACAAGCCGAATACAAACAAATCCGAGGTAATCTAATGTCTTTCGCAAATCTTAAGAAACAGTCCTCT